CTCGTGACGGGTCAGTCGGTCAAGGCCGGCGACTCGTTCGCGAGTCCGACAGAGGTGGCGCGCGAGCTCAACCGCATCTGCAACCCGGACGGGGGCACCCCCTGGATAGCTTCGTGCATCCCAGAGGCGATGTCTCGTTGGGCGGACAAGTCCGTCTACGAGATCTCGGGTAAGTCGGTGGGTTCGCGAGTTCCCATCCGGCCCAACTGGTACCTCCCCGTCCACATGGGTGGCATTGGCCTTGACATCCGCTTGGCGACGGAGGATACCTTCATCACGCGTCCCCAGCGTCTTTTGGCGCGGAACTTCCTTTCCCCTCAGGGTTTGGGAGCCACGCTTTACCTCATGAAGGGAGGCACAAAGTCAACCTTGGCTGCCAAGGTCCTTTCGGACCTCCGCGCCGTGGACCGTGTTTACGGTGACTACGTGCCTTCTGCCAACCAGAACCTTTCGGATCTGGACGGCGCCTTTGAGAGGATGACGCTTTACGCGCGATTTGGGTATCGGGCGGACCCCATGAGCCTTCGACAGCTCTCACAGTCCACCCTGGCGACGGATTGGAGGAAATCGGTTCGTCCCGTAACAGTGGAGGAGATCGCGGCGCATTGGCGCTGCCAGCTCTTCTACCGCACGGACCGACTCCCCCCCTTCCCGCCGCTGCCCCCCGTCACCAATCAAAACCGGGCGCCCGAGCTGCCTCCTGAAGTTCTCCAGGAGATCGATCGGGTATACCCCCTGCACGGCTCAGGGGTGTTCCATGGGTATGACCTGCAGGTTGACCTGCCGCCCTTGGAGCATCCCTGGCAGGGGGTGCCTGGTGGGGCCTTCGATGGCCTCGTTACCATCCCAGCCCTCTTCGGTGGCTCGGTCTATCGGGGCGCGACGACTCTCAAGTCGCTCACGCTCCGCCTCGTCAAGCAGATGAAGCAGGCTGCTGAGATCCGCGATCCAGCGGTTCGGCAGCTAGCTTTTAAGGTGAGACTCCTGTTCTTCAGGGATCTCTTCATCAGCAGCGACGATGCGAGGAAGATCGAGCAGAGGGGTGGGTTTGTCTTCCCTAGCGAGCAGCATCCTCAGCTCGCCAAGGGGGACCTCCTTCTTTAGGGGGGCGCTTCGGCGCCCCTCTCGCCCGGGCCCCTTCGGGGGACCCGGGGAGCCGGAGTAAGACCGGCTATGGGGTTTGGTGGAGTAATTGACCAAAACGGTTTCCTGACTTATGGATGGTTGGGAAGTAAATTTCCGTACTAAACAAAATGTCAAGAGACTGCACGGCTCATCCGCGTATGATGCTTGGGATCTTTAGTGTGTAGAGAACACACCTTCGACCTCTCGGAGGCGAAAGTCCCCGGCTCCCTAAAAGCGGTCTCCACCAGATGTACAGTCCCGGAATGGTTCCCGGCACCCCATACTGAACCAACATCGAATTCCAACGATGTCCAAACAAAAGAAGAAGCAAATGGTTTCGCCTCAACCTAAGCAGGCACGCAAGAACAAGAAGGCTAGCAAGTCTTCGGGCCAGGCCGCGGGACCCGTCATGGGCTCCGTCCCCAAGGGAATCAAGACCGTCACGGCACCTGTGAACATGGGCCTCGTCTCCGGACGAGGTCAGTACGCGCATCACCGGGCGGTCCAAAGACCCAAGGGGACTCGAGTTTATCACGGTCCGCGGTCACCAGCTCCTCCAGAAGGCGCAACTGCGCAACAACTCGTCGTTCGTTCTGTCCGACGTGTCGTACGGCGCGGCACCCGGCATCCCACTCTCCCCCTACTTCATTGGGGGAATGTGCGCCAAGGTCGCCGAGCCTTACTCGCAGTATCGCTTCAAGTGGATCAAGGTCGTCTACGTCCCTATGTCCTCGTCACAGCGGGAGGCTCCCATCTCGTGCGGCTACCAGCCGTGCGGTCAGGAGTCAACCGCAATGACGTTGCCCGAGGACGAGGGCGGGGTTGCCGGCGCCCTTTTCAGGTCGATCGGCACCCTCGCCTCCATGGCGACCGGGTCCGTCTGGACGGAGATTGCGCTCGAGGTCGGCAAGAAGGTCGGAGCCCCTCTCGTGGAGGCCGCCATCAAGTGGTGGCAGACCAACAAGCCCATGGGCCTGTTGAACTCCGAGATGGACGACGAGGAGAACATTGATGGAGACATCGTGAACAACCGTCTCTACATCAGGGCCCTCAACACCTTCCTCATTGCCAATGCGGCGGCGCTCCCCAACGGGACGCGCCCCGCGGACCCAGGGGCGTCTGTCGTTGCGGGGATCACCC